GTTTAAGTCACTGGTGTCAAGAGTTGCCTCAACGGCATCATCATCCAGCGACTCGGTTGGGACAAAGTCAAAGAACAGGCCGATCTTGGAGCCCCAGATGGTTGATGGACGCGACTTGCTGCCACCAAAGTACAAGCGGCCTTCATGGAATGACACGCTACTTGGCCACCCTTTGGCAGAGCTCCACACATCAACATACCCAGCCTCAAGCTCCCAATTGCCTGATGCCACTGCTGTGGTGTCAAAGAACGGGTACTCAGTGATTGCTTTAACCACAGTGGTGCTGGTGTATTCCACAATCCGCGCACGGCCTTGAGTGGTCACATTGACATACTGATTGACACTACCCGCTGAAAATGCAGCCGCTCCTGCTGTCAGAGTTATGTTGCCGGACACGGCGCTGGGTGTGAGCGTAGCTGCTGGGTTGGTGGCTGTTAGGGTGTACGCATATTTAGGGATAGTGTCAAAAGTGATCGTGCTTGCTGTCCACAATGAATCAGACGCGCCGCGCACAATCTTTACCGGCTGCAAGTCGGGGTGGACAACAATCAAGGTGTCAGCAGACTGAGTCCAGCACATGTCGTCAACCATTGCGCTGGTGATTGATGTGGTCAGGTAGCTGTTGCCAGTGCCGTTGATGTTGGTAACGATTGCACCATTCTTGACAACGTGCATGCGGCTGTCGGTAAAACAGAGCATGTAGCTGTCAGTCACTGAAAACTGAAAAGACACTAGCCGCACACCATTCCCAGCACTGGGAGTGCTGGTGTTTGGCAGCTCAAAGATATGCTTGGTGCCGGGCCTGCGGCGAAGTCCACCTTGCGGCTGGATCAGCACGTTGGTGGCCTTGGCCAGTGCATTGCCGTAGGCAGCTAGGTCAACCCTTGAACGAAGCAAAGGGTCAAGCTCGCCTGTAGCAAAGTTGGTTGTGAACTCTACAAAGCGTGGCATCAGTTTCTCACCGAGATTAAGCTGAAATCTTCAATCACGCGCACAGGATTGTTCTGGCCATCAATATTCATGGCTGTGCGCAAAAAGCCGCCTCGACCATTCTCAGATGGGTCGCCTGTAGCTACTCGCTGCCACTTGACAGACTTGTCTTGCTGCTCAGTAATAGCCTCGGCAATGTGCCACGCAACCATGTACTTGAGCAGCTGGACAAAGTACTGCGGCATAGCGTACTCAGGAACACTGAACTGGTAATCAATGTAGACGCTGGTCAGGTTAGTGAGCAGCTTGTCGCCTTGGATCTCCCAGTCCTTTTGAACAGGGCTACCTTGTGCTGAGCTGTTGTACACGGCACGGGGGTTGGCCAGCTTGTCGCCCGGCAGCTGATACTCATAGCGCCAGACAGTTGTAGGGGTGGTGATGAGCTGAGCCAGCTGCACCTTCTGCATGCCAAAAGACCACGGGTACATGACCAAGGTGGAGTCGCGGATATCTGGATAGAGTCGGTCACACACGCTTGACTCGTCGGTGCCGTCATTAAAAGACGAAATAGCCTTGGCACCAATCAGGAGCAAGGCATCAGAGCAGATCGATACACCAGTGTCACCAGCAGCCATTTAGACCTCTCAATGTAAGAAAGGCCATCCTCCGAGAATCCCCAGAAGATGGCCCTGTTGCAACGATTCCGAATTAATCGGTATCGGTTGCGGTTACTGTCACGCCGTCAGTGATGTCAACCACAGTACCTGTGTTTGAATTCACATAAGCGGTAGACATTACAGGGGTGCCACCCGTTGCTGAGTAGCAGAAAATCAGATCACCAACTTTAAGGATGGATGCAATCGTATTGAAATACCCAGAAGCGCGGATCACACTTTGTGCGTCAGTGCTTGAGTAGGTATAAATAGCGGGTGCATTGCCAGCCTTGGATTGGCCACCAATTGCGTTAAAACCAGTAGATGAATAAGCCATGTCAATCTCCTTGATTAAGTTTCACGGCAGGTGATCTTGACGATACCTTCATCGTCAATGGCAACAGCGCCAGCAGAGAAGAGTTCATTGACTAGCCAAGAGGTCTTTTCTGCTATGTAAGTGATCTCAGTTCGCATGGCAATACCTTCACCATAGCCAACTGCATCCTTGTGGAATGCAAAGCAGCTGCGATCAAGTGAGCCGTCAATAGCCAAGCCGCCTTCAGAGCGATCACCCATCATGTGGAACTGAAAGCCTAAGAAGGTGTTCAACTCGCCTTGCACCAGCGCTTTAACGCTGTTGAAGTCGGAGCTGGTCACGCTGGTTTCGGACAACAAGTTGGCCAAGCCATTACCGTGGATGATGATGTGGCGACCATCTGGTGGCACATTGTTCTTGTCCATCAAACGCTTGATCTCACGCAACTTTGTGATGTTCATGTTTGAGTCTGTGCCGCCAATATCGTTGCTCACGGTCAAGCTGGTACTAGATGCAGTGAGTGCATCCAAGATCATTTGATCTTGACGGCGGCCCATAGCGCCAGCTACAACTTGCACCAGTTCTTGGCGCTCGTCAAAATTGACTTTGGCTTGGTTGAAGATGTCGCTGTACTCTGCGGCGTTGTAGTCAGTCAAAGTCAAAGTGACTGAGCTGAAAGAAACATTCAGAGGGGTGACATCGGTCTGGGGGACGCGAACAGTTGCGACACCCTTACCAACCTTGGGAAACTTAACAGTTGAACCTTCAACTCCACGACGCTGGCGAACCGCCGGAACCAACATAGCCTTACCTTGAAAAGCTTGTTTGACTTCCGCGTCGAAGAGTGTCACGAAGGCATTGCTTAAAGAAATGCTCATTGGGATACCTCATTCGGTTATGAAAAAAACAGGGTTCTCGCGCCGGTAAGCCTGTACGTCAGGGCCGATTGCTTGCTGGTATCGCCAGCCAGTCGTCTGCTTCCTCGCAGTGGTCAGGGTCGGTTGCCCGGTAGGCCTTGGCCGAATTGTATGACTTTTTTAGGAAAAGCAATAGGGGTGATTGATTGTTGTACAAAAAAGACCCAGCCGAAGCTGGGTCAAAGGGCAACTGCTTGCCATGAAAATTACTTGAAGGAGTGATCGAACATCTTTTCGACCTTCTGGCGGTAGCCTGTATCTGTCTTGTAGCGCGGATCGTTGACCATCTGGTACAGCTCATCCTTGCTTGGCGCACCCTCCAGCTGCATGCTTTGGGTAGGCACGCGATGCTCGTTTTGATCACGAATTTTCATCAGGAGTGAGATGCCACGGGCGGTACCGCCCATGATCTTGAACTCCTCAAAGTCATCTTTTGACCAAGCACCCTTGTTAACTTGGCCGCGAGCCCAATCAACCATGCCGTTGACTATTGCGCCGCCGTTGGGGCCGAGCTGCTTCATTTCAGCAGCTGGGTCAACCATGTCACCTTGCATGATCTCTTTGGCTTGGGTTTGCAGGTTGTTGGCCAGATCATCAAACGCGGCTTGGGACAGGTTGTTTTCCTTGGCCCATGTAGACAGGGTGTTGGCTATGGGGTTGGTTTCGCCGTCCTCGCCAAATGTCTTAAGGTCATACTTGCCATCGGCTGGCGCTTTGTGCTTGCCTTGGCTGATTTGCTTGCGCAGATCCGACCAGGATTTTGCAATGCCTTCCATGTCTGGCTCGTTGGAGTCCTTCTTCCAGAAGTTCTCAGGCCAGTAGTCGGGGCGCACAAGCGGTTCATCCGGTGTCGGAGCATCTGTTTGAGCTGCTTTGTGGTCGATTTCAACCGATTGTGGGTTTATGGGTTTGGCTTCGTCACTCACTTGCACGTTGTCAAGTAGGCCGGTTGCACCGGGCTCGACGGTTGCTGTGTCGTTCATTTAATTCCTTTTACCAATAGGTACTGATGAATGTTGTACAAATAGGCAAAAAAAATTAGATCTTCTTTGCCTGCTTGATGCGTACCTCAATGTCCCTCACCACTGTCCTTTGCCCTTCAGCAAAGAAAGCATGCGAGGGGTCTGTGCCCGGTACGGCGATGGGCACATTCACATACATCTGCTGCAACCACAGCAGCAGCTTCTGGCCATCCTCGGAGCCGAACACTCGCAAAGTCAGCTTGGCCAAGTCTTCTCGTTTTTGGTCAACCTCTCGGATGTCGCTCGGCTGGCCA